AGTTTATTTGCCAATCGCGTCACAGCCTTGTGCAAAGATGGAAACGCAACTGCTAAACAAAGGAAAAACAATGGAAACATCAACCGGCGAACTAATCGCCAAACTAACCAATCTAAGTCACTCGCTGGCATTAGAGCTTCGATTCAAAGAGTCAAGCCTTGTGCTTGAAGCTGTGGGTGCGCTGCATGCGTTGCCTGCAATCTCTGAAGCCGTCCTCACAGGTTGGCACCCTTCAAAAATGACCAGTGGGCCATCTAAAGGCATCTCATATTTGAGCAGCGCAAAGTTGGCTGACGATGAGTGAGTACACACACAATGACGACGTGGCAGACATGATTTATGCTAAAGAGCAAGAAATTAAACTGTTGAAAGAGGCGTTGCTACGCATTGAAACAGAGTTAAACCGCATAAACAATGAGTACAGCCGTGGCCTTTAACCTTGACGATTACGAGCCAGTAGCCAGCCGTTTAGACAGATTCCTAAAAGCACACCCTGATGCTCGTGTCATCACTGACCTAGTGCATTACCTATCGGATGTGGCTGTGTTTAAGTGTGAGTTGTGGCTTGACGGCGACATCATCGCTACAGGCTGGGCTGAGGAAATACGCGGCCAAGGCAACGTAAACAAAACCAGTCACCTAGAGAATTGTGAAACAGGCGCTGTAGGTCGTGCCCTTGCCAATGCCGGACTTAGCGGCTCAGATTTCTCTAAGCGTCCTTCTCGTGAGGAGATGGGCAAAGTACAACGTATGCAGGGGGACACACAGGTAACTGAGTACAGCAACCTTGCCAGCGATAAACAACAGAACATGATTCGTGCCGTGTGTAAGTCAATGGGCAAGGTGCCACCAGCGAACTTGCAGGCCATGACTAAGCGCGAAGCAAGTGCCTACATTGACACCCTGAAGAGTGGCGAAACCCCAGCGCCTAGCTACGACACGCCTGAGGAGCCGTTTTAATGAAATCAATTGTATTACGCATTGTTTACTTTTGTGAATTGGTCGTTGGTTCCTACATTGGCATTTGGATTGCTAGGAACTGGTTGTAATGCTTGACCTATTTAACCTTGTCATCATGCTTAGCGCTGTGTTCATGTCCGGATTCATGCTAGGCAAAGACAAAAAATGATTCCGATTAGTGAGGCGTCGTTCATGGCTCAAGTGAAAGCGTTGGCCTACCAGTTTGGATGGTTACTGCATCACTCCCAACCTTCAATGACACGCACAGGCCGTTACATCACTACAGGTTCAACAGGTTTTCCTGACATTGTGATGGCACACCCAACCAAAGGATTGCTGTTCTGTGAACTCAAAACCGAGAAAGGCAGAGCGAGTGAAGCCCAACTGCATTGGCTAAGCACACTCAAACCTCACGCCGAGTGTTACCTGTGGCGACCCTCAGACATCGACTTCATAGCCCAAAGGCTCTCCCAGTGATAGTCCTCGCTTGGTATGTCCTGCTACTATCCCTCGGTGTAGCCATCATTCAAGGCATACGAAAATAACTGGTGGCCCTTAACTATTAAGCGTTGGGCCTTCATAAAGGGGACGCATGAGAACCCTAAAGCCAGTAGGAACTACAACTAAATACGACCATGGCCTCGTACGGGATTGAACTGTGCAGGAATTAACACCTGGGGACAGGGGTAGTGCGGCGCGCCTCAATACTCGAGATGATTAACGTGAAAAGCCTTGGGGGTAAGTCACCGTTCAGAGTTCCCTAACTACACAAAAGGCGATTGGTGTCCACCCTTACAAGTCCGGCAGCCAACAGCGAACAGCTGTGAAATGTGGGGGGCACAAACACCCGAGACCAGCACACGCCAGTAAGCAACCGCAGCGAAGCAAGGGCGCTAGTAACATACCCACAACAAAGGAAACACCATGACCAAACGCAACACCCCAGAGTTCACACGCAACCGACTCATAGCCCTTGAGAACGAACCCATCTGCCACTGGTGCCACAAAGCCCCAAGCACAGAAGCAGACCACCTCATAGAGTCAGACAGAGGAGGCACAGACAACCTAGACAACCTCGTAGGCTCCTGCAAAAAATGCAACGCAACACGCGGAAACAACTACCTAAACAACAAAAGAGCCATCCAACAACACCAAAGAGCTGAACTTCTAGGCCAAGACCAAAAACAAAACAATTCACAAACTTTTTTAAAAAAACAAAAAACCATGACCCCGACCCCTTTCTTGGATATCTCTGGGAACAGTCATGACTCGGTTCAAGACTTCGATGAAACCCTTGCAATGGTTGGCGTTGGCGTTGAGCAGCCTAGGTTGGTTACGCCGACTGGGGCGTTTGGTTCTTACTCGGGGTTGGTGGGGGCTTGGAGTGAGGCGCATCTTTCGCGGACGTTGTTTCCGTGGCAGATGATTGCTCTTGATGGTGCTTTGGAACATGATGAGGCTGGCAACTTCATCTCGAGCACTGCGTTGATAAGTACCGGCAGACAGAACGGTAAAACCACGATGCTTTCGGCGTTGGTGGGGTTTTGCTTGACTGAACTGCCAAGGATTTGGGGCAGGCCCGTTCGGATTATGTCAACAGCTCACGAACTCGGTTTGGCTACTGAAGTCTTTGAAGATTTGCGTGAAACCTTTGAACTGCTGGAGGAATCAGGGCTGGCAAAAGTGACATGGGCTTACGGAAGGCATCAGGTCAAAATGCTTGATGGCTCGGTTTACAAAGTCAATAGTGCGACAGGCAAAAAGCATGGTGGCACTTGGGACATTCTCATTGTTGACGAACTGTGGGCTATCAGTGAGGCGACATATTTTGGGGCCCTAAAACCAAGTCAGATTGCTGTGCCATCTCCACTGGCGTTTCTTGTTTCCACCGCCGGTGACGAATCATCTCGAGCGTTCTTAAAACTTAGGGAACAGGCACTTGGTGTTATTGACTCAGGCGTCAGGTCTGATTTATTTATGGCTGAATGGTCGTTGCCTTCTGGGGTGTCTCCTGATGACCAGCAATATTGGGGCTATGCCAACCCAGCGTTAGGACGCACAATAACTATGAAGGGTTTGGAAAGTGCAGCTGCAGCGCCTGACCGTTCCCAGTATTTACGCGCACATTGCAACCTTTGGGTGGCGGCTGCAAATAGTTGGATTAACCCTGGCGAGTGGGCTAAGCGCCATACCACAAATCTTGCTGTAAGTGGTGGCAATTCCGTTCTTGCTGTGGACAGTTCTGTGGATGACTCAAAATATGTGGGCATCCATTGTGGCCTAAACAGTGACGGCGACATTGTTGCCAGTGTTGCTTTCACTTGCGAAACAAACCGCCAGATGTGGCGACACATTGAAAAGTTAATGGAGGCAGACCCGAAACTAAAATTGGCTATCACCCCAACGCTTGACCTTCACACACCCGAGCCGTTAATCCGTAGGCGCTCCCTGTGGGGCTATGCCGAGATGATTAAGTACACAGGTCTAGTGAAATCAATGATTACTGAGGGACGTCTGCTGCACACTGGTGAGGAGATGCTTGCGGAACATGTCAACCGCGCCACCTTGGTTAAAGCCAATGGCGCTGTAGTTCTAAGTTCACAAAAATCACCTGGGCCCATTGAGTGCGCTAGGTGCCTAGTTGCAGCTGCATCTTTGGTGTCTCGACCAGGGCAATCTGGTAGGGCAATGATGGGTTCTGCAAGGTAGTTGCATTTGCAACTAGTTTGTGACAGACTCCGCTCGTGGGATTCTTCACTCCAAAAGTTACGACTGCACAGATGGCGTCTGCCCCCGTGAAGGCTGCCGCTGGTCGCGCCCCATCGTTTATCAACGACTTCTTGATGTACTCAACTGGCGCAAACGAAGAACGCGCATTGCAGAACCCGACAGTGTCACGCTCAAAAGACCTTTTGGCTTCCCTGATTGGATGCCTAGAGATGCGCCACTACTCAAAGCAGTGGACAGGCGAACGCTATGAGGAAATCTATTTGCCTCTTGAGCCGTGGATGGAACAGCCTGACCCGAAGGTTACGCGAAACTTTTTTTACTCAAATATCTTTAGCGACTTGTTTTTTTATGGCCGCGCTTTTGCTTTTGTAACTTCGCGCTACTCAACAGGCTTGCCAGCCAACTTGACTTGGTTGCCAGCCAGCATGATATCGACGCCTAATCAGGCTGGCCCACAGTGGTTCGGCCCTTCTGATGTTATTCATTTCAACGGCGTAGAAATCAACGACAGCAACGACGTCATCCAGTTTCTGTCTCCCATTCAAGGCTTGCTCTACCAAGGCGCTCGCGCATTGTCTATCGCAACTCACCTAGACCAAGCAGCCGACAGATATGCGACCCTTGAGACAACACCTGGCTACCTCCAACAAAAAGGAGGCGAAACCATGGACGCCGACAGCCTCAGCGACCTTGCAGCTGGCTGGTCAGCAATGCGACGCCAAAACCAAATTGGCGCTTTGAATGACTATGTTGAATTTAAGGAATACAAAAATCAACCGGCAGAAGTAGTTGCCGAACAGCGCAAATACCAGTCACTTGAAATCGCAAGAGTTGCCAATATTCCTGCCTATCTCGTTTCGGCACCGCAAGAAGGTTCGGGCTTGACCTACACAAATGTGCAGGATTCAAACCGCCAGTTGTATCTGTACGGCGCTAAGCCATTTATTGAATGCATTCAGCAGACACTTTCGGCCTCCAATGTTCTTCCAAGAAATCGCTTTGTCAAGTTTGACATTGAAGGTTATCTCGGCGAAGAAATGTACCAAGACGTCATGGTTGAACCAGCCGTTGACGAATCAGTAGAAAGCCCAACATGATTAAGTTCCAAGCCGTTCCTATCACCCTTGACGCCGCTGCAGGCGACGACACGCCACGCACAATCACTGGCATTGCAGTTCCTTGGGATGTTGCTGCAAACGCTTCTGGACAAAAAGTTATGTTCAAGCGCGGAGCTTTTGACCTAAACGCCAAACCTGCACGACTACTTGAAAACCACGATGGGCGACCAATCGGCATGGTCACAGAACTTGTAGAACTTGACAACGGCCTCGGTTTTTCTGCTTCTTTTGCACGTTCTAAGCAAGCCGACGATGTTGTTGAACTCATTCAAATGTCTGCATACGACTCAGTAAGTGTCGGCGCAGTTCCCAAAAAATTTAAGTACGACAAAGACGGCGTAATGGTTGTCTCGTCAGCTGATTTAATCGAACTCTCGGTTGTCACCACCCCGGCATTTTCCGATGCCAAAATAGAAAAAATCGCTGCCTCAGAAGACGACCCCGAGGTCGAAGAAGATGCAAACGAAACCCAACCCGACACAAGTCCTGAGGAGGAAATAATGTCAGACCCAATCCAAGAAACTGTTGAGGCCACTTCCACAGTGCCTACATCACTTTTCTACACAGCCCCCCGTTCACCAATTAAAACGAACGCCGATTATTTGCACCACAGTGTTCAAGCAGCCTTAAACCCACAAAGCGAATCACGCCTTTGGGTTGCAGCAGCAGATGAGGCAAAAGCCAAATTCATTCAGGCAGCAGATGATTCGTTCACCACAAACCCTGCTTTCAGTCCTGTCCAGTACATGAACAATGTCGTGCAGGTGAACATTGGTTCACGTCCTGTCATTGACGCTTGTGGTGGTACTCGTGCCATTCCAGCATCGGGCATGACAATCAGCATTCCAAAAATCACAACTAACGGAACAGTTGCCGAAACCGCAGAAGGTGGCTCACCATCTAACACAGGCATCGTTTCTTCGTATGTCAACGGAACAGTTGTAAAACTTGCTGGTCAGCAGACATGGTCAGTTGAACTCCAGGAGCGTTCAGACCCATCGTTCGCGCAAATCATGCTTGACAACATGACACGCTCGTACCGCAAGGCGACAGAAGTTGCAACAATTGCTGCAATCACCGCTGGTGGTACACAGGCTGCAACAACGGCTGCAACTGCAGCAGGTATCCAGTCGTTCGTTTCAACAGAATCAGCAGCTGCATATTTGGCAACTGGCGACGTCGTTTCGGCCTACACCGCTGGTGTCAGCCAATGGTCACTGATGCAGAACGCAGTTGACGGCAGCAACCGACCACTGTTCAACGCAGGACAGCCACAAAACTCATCAGGTTCAGCCGAAGCAACAACGCTTTTCGGCAATGTTCTCGGTGTGCCTTTGTACGTCTCGTCAAACATGGTTTCAACCACCATCGACGAATCGGCTTTCCTAATCGTGCCTTCAGCAATTGAAATCTTTGAATCTTCACAACTTCAACTTTCAGTCAATGTTCCGGCATCGGGTGAAATCACAGCGATGATTTACGGCTACTTCTGCCCAATCGTCACAATCGCTGGCGGCCTTCGCCGTTTCAACCTCACCTGAGTTAACTGAATCAACTAAGACTGCAAGACCATGGCTGTTTACAACCTCGCTTTCCATACGAGAATAGACAACTATGCCATCTTGCAGACTTTTGTTGACACAGATATTCAGACCCAAGACTCGGTAGTTATCGCAGGATGTGGACACGGCTTTAACGGCACACAGACTGTGGTTTCTACCGAGCCTTACCTGTTTCTTCGGGTGTCCGAATATGGCGACTTGGTTTTTGACTATGACGTCATCATGGAAAACCAAATCATCTATGTCAGTGCAGGCGATGACCTTGAACGAAGTGTTGCTGACGGAACTGTCACATACACGCCTACTTGCTCGTGGATTACCTCAGCCGACGTCACCAGTTGGTTAGGCATTGAAGTAGCCACCGCTAACGACACCGCATTTATCGCTGTATGCGTCTCAGCGGCTAACAGTTGGGCGTTCCGCAAGCGTAGAGAGGCTGGCTACACAGACAGCCTTACAACGGCTCCTGACGGCGCAGCGAAATTGGGCACCATCCAGTACGCAGCCATCCAATACCGCAACCGCGGAGCAGTGGACGGCTACAGCAGTTTTGAATCTATGAACATGGGAACCCCAACCATGTCCCTTGGTCAGATTATGCAGCTGCTTGGGTGCGGAAGGCCACAGGTCGCCTAATGGCTGCAACAGGAATTCTCTATGAAGCAGTGAACGCAACCAAGACCGCGCTGACAACTCTCGGGCTTAAACCCGTGACAGACCCACGCAACGCGCGACCACTCTCAGTGATGATTGAATTGCCAACGCTCGATGCCTTCACATACAACGTGGGCGACATTC